CGTACCCACGCGGGCACCACGGCCCCTGTGAGGTCGCGCGAGCCTGAATCCGCACTAGCGCCCGCTCCGCTCAAAACGTCGCTTAGCGGCAAAGCTAGCGGACAAGAGATGTAGCTTTTCGCGGCTAGCACTGTGGCCAACTTTCCCGCTCCTCCCGTAATGCGGCCCAACCATCTGCCGCCATCGAGCCCGCCGCGCTGGACGACGCCAGAGAAGGTGACGCCATCGAGCGAAAGCGTCACCGGGCCGGCTATGTCCTCCGCTGAGTCAGCCTCCAGCTCGGCGTGCCAGACGCCCACGGAGGGCTCGTATAGCGTGCCGCTGATAACCGCGAAGCCTTCAAGCTCATAGGTCATCAGCTAGCCCCATAAGATGTTGGCGATTAAGTTGGCCGCCTTGCCGGGGTCCGTCAGAGCTTCCTTGCCGATGTCGAGCGCCGAATCTAGGAAATCCTTGGGAGCCTCATCCTCGAAGCCGCCGCCCTGCTCTTGCTCTGGGCCAAGAGCTTCGCCACCAAACGTGCCGGCCCCGCGCTTGATTGGCGCCGGCTTTGGTATCCACTCAATTGCGCTCATGCTAATGGTCATGACTCCGCTGGAGCGGTCAAGCTCTGGAAAGCCAATCTGGCTTATATAGATGGCGCTGATTCCCAGCGCGTTACACTGTGGGTGAACAATCTCGGTCGGTGTCCTCACTCCACCTTTTCGCTTCGGATGAATCAGCGGGAGCAGTTCGTTGAATTTCTTCCAGTGCTCGGCGGTCCAAAGACGAAGGCTTATGCTAATCTTCGCCGGGTCCATGCCGTTGTCTTTCAACGTGCCGCCGTCCTTGCCTTTCGTCTTCTTAACGTCAATCCGACGCTTGACGCCAGACCCTGAAATCTCCGCAAGCCCTGGCCAGATATTGCCCGCCATCAGTAGGCGGTCCCATTGGTCCTGACCTTGCCCGCTGTCATTCCAAAACGGAGTGTAGACGGGCTCGGTCATCCACCAATCTCCACGGCCATTTGCTCGAAGGCTGACGCCATCTCCATTAGCTGCATTCGCTTGACCATTCGCGCCGTGTCCTCCGCGCTCTGGGCTTCGGTGACGTTGAAAGTGTTCGAGTTGTTTTGTGTGACGTTGGCGCCGCCGCCTCCGAGTGATGGCGTCACCGCGCTGGCGCTCATCGCTGGAATGCTTGCACCAACATCGGCAAAGCCCTCCTCATAGCCGAGCGCTGACATGGCTCCCATATTCTCGAACACCTTGGACGGTGACGAGATGCCGAGCGCGCCTTTTGCGGCGTCGATTCCGCTGCTCACTACGCCAGTGATTGCGCTCACCACTGCGCCGGCGGCGGCTTTGATGCCCTCTACGAGCCCTGCCATCATGTCGCCGCCGAGACCCATGAAGCCCGCCGCAAATTCTTTGATGGCATTCCAGGCAGCCGAAAAGGCGCTGCCAATAATTGAGCCGAGCGCCATCAGTGGGCCAACTGTGCTCTCTATTCCGAAGACAATCGCATCCCATAACATACCGAAGGCATTCCACAAGATGATCACCGGCGCTGCGGCTATGGCTAGCGCCACGGCTATGGCTGCACCTGCCGCCAAAACCACCACGCCCAAAACCTTAAACATCGTTATCATCGCGCTAACTGGTCCCGCCGTTATTCCCATGTCGGCAAGCTTGTCGGTTGTTGCTTCGGTCGCTTGCGCCGCGCTTGCCATTAAGCCAACGAGGCCGGCCGTGGCCTTGGCTATCAGCTTGATGGCGGGCCAGGCTTGCGCCGCAGACCGGGCGAGCATTCCGAAGCCTTCAACCATATCGGCCATCAGATTCTTGGCGCCTTCGCTCTTGCTCCACGCCATAATCTCCTCAACGATTGGGCCGAATGCCTTGCGGATTGACGGGAGCACCTTTTGAGCGAACTCGATGAAGGCGCCTTGTCCAGCGGCCTTCATCTTGCCCCACATGCCGGACAGTGTTTTGGTCGCCTTGATTCCAGCGTCGCCAAGATTGTCGATGTGGAGCTTCTGCATGACTGCGGCCTTGATGGCCTTTAACCCCATGGCGGAGGTAATCTTGCCGGCCTGCATCATCTTCATAATTTGCTTCGGCGTCTTATTGAGTTGCTTGCCGAGAGCATCATAGACCAGCTTCATGCTTATCCCGCGTTCGGCTAGCTGCATCATCTCCTCGCCCGCAAGCTTGCCCTTGCTCTTAATTTGAGTCATCGCCGTGATGATGCCCTGGGTGGCCTCCGCTCCCATTCCGAGCGCCTTCATGTCGGCGGCCATCTTCACGACATCGGTCGCTTCGCTCAGGCTAAACTGCATCGCGAGAAGCTTCTTGAACTGGTCCGTTGTTTCCATAACGTCCAGCCCATAGGTCTTCGAGAGCTTGATAGCCCTCGCCATCGCCGCATTTCCTTTCTTGACTCCACCGGCAACGAAACTGAATCCCATGCGGGTCTTCTCAACCCATGCCGCCATCTTAATCGTTGCCCCAACAAACTTGACCATGGCCGCAGCCGCAGCCTTTATAGCGGACACGATTAGGGCAATCGCTGCCGCTGCGGCCCCAGCCTTCAGCGCCATGCTACCCAATGCCGAGCCCATGCCACCAGTCGCGCCCGCCGAGGCGCGTTGATAGCCAATGTTCTTCATCATCTCCTTGGCGCGGCTGTTGGCGTGTTTTGTTCTCGACTTGTTGAACCTAGCCGCAGAGGACTCGCTAGCCTTGGTCGCCTGCTTTGCCTTGTCGGCGGCCTTGCTAATCTTCCGCATGGCGCGAGCCAAGGCATCAAAGTCCTTCTTCGATGTTTGGGCGGCGCGGCCAATCTTCTCGACGGCCGCGGAAGCTTTCTTGGCTGGACCACTGACCTTCTCGGTCAATTTAACGGTTAGTTCGACGCCGGCCATGGTTCTTCGTTTTCAAATATGCTCTTGAGAATGCTCGTGCGATGTCGTGAAATTCAGCGTGGAGAAGCGCGCCTTCGACGGCCAAGCTGGTCGGCTCGTCCGAATCGTTTCGGTCGCAGTATTGGAAAGCCAGCAACGCGCGGGCGGCGTAATAAAGGTTCTTCTTAGCCCGCTCGAAGCCGGCTACCCTTTTTTCACCTCGACCTCCACCTCGGTCCCTGCCAGCTCTTGGATAGCTGTGGCCGCTTGCAACACCATGCCGGGCATCTTTTCAAAGACGACAAGCAAGTCCTCGCGCGATGGGTAGACGCGGCAAGCGATAGCAAGCTCCCGCATTGAAGCGAACTTGCTACCCTTACCATCCGTTATCTTATCGGTGAAGCGCTGATAGTCAGCGAAGCTAGGAGACTTGAAGGCCACTTTGCCGTGCCGGGTGGCGAACACATGAATTTCTCCGTGCTCCTTCGCCAGCTCGTCAAGCTCAGCCTCTTCTGTTTTAACTTCCTTCAATGCTGATCCCATAGTCTACCCCTTATGTGAGAATGCCGCTGACGGCGTTTAGGCCGTCAGTCTCTACCCTGAAGATGCTCAGGTCAAGGCTCACCTCAAGCGGGTCCGTTCCTTGGCTGCCGCCGCCCTCCATGTTGGTTATACGGCAGCCGATGAGCCGGTTAACTTGGACGGGAGCGTTTGTGTCAGAGTAGGTGATGGTCACGCTGAAGCTCTGCTCCATGAAGCCGTCACCGAGCGCCTTGATGATTTCCGCATACTCCTCGGAATAGACCACCATGGAGCCCTCGGCGGTATACTCGCCGCGGGTGCGGCCAAGAAGCTCGGCGCGAGTACCGCGCACCTCGCCAGGTTCAAGGCTATGGGTGAAGCTGATTTCCTTCACGCCGGTGAAAATGCCGATGTCACCAACATCGATCTCGATGGAGCTGTAATCGTATTTGTTGCCGTTTATGAGTGGGTAGGTAGCCATTATGAATCCTTAGACGGTCACAGAGAAGCCGATTTGCGTGGTGATATATTTGCTGTAGCCAAGCGGGCGGACAGCAACGTCGCTGTTGACCGTTTGCGAGACTTGGATGTTATTGGTGCGGTCTATTTGGTAACTGAAGTCAGAGACATGGCCGCGCGTCCCTTCCGCGTTGCTCGGTGCGGTGAGCTGGGCCGCCAAGGCATCGCGCCCTCTTGTCTCCAGCCTTGCCGCGTCCAGCTCGTTGATGGTGCCGGTCGGCGTCGTCCGCAGGCCCATCGAGATGAAGTTTTGCTGAACGAGGTAGGTCGTCTTGCAAGCCACGTCCATGACGCGCCCATACTGCCAATAAATGAAGTCCGAGCCGGGGTCACTCTTCAGCCTGGCGTTGGTAATGTAGAAGCCGGGACGCCCCAGCCAACTACGGGTGGTCGTGATTCGGTGGACGTCTAGCACCTCATTCAGAAATTCATCGTGCGAGATTGAGAGCACTCCAGCGAGCGCTCCCGATGCCACGCGGGCGAGGTCGGTGCTGATAAGAGATGCAGCGGCGCGCGAGCCAACCACGTCCACAATTGAGCGGCTAGGTGCTCCCCAGCCGGAGAAGGCCTTGCTAGATGCGACATCACAAGAACCGTAGCAGACGCAAATCCGGTTATCGCTCACGGCTCCGAAGGCGGTGATAACGTTGGCCGTCGTGTCGTCGCCAGCGTCCATGATGGCGCGGGTGAAGCGAAACTGGCTTTCAAAGGCCGCCATGTGAGTCTGAAGCGCGCCAAACAACGTCACGCCATCTGCCGCAGTCGCCGGCGTGCCGGTGAGAATCAGGAAAGCCCATTCCGTGGAATCGGCCAGCAACGCGGTGACCGCAGTCGCCAAGCCAGCGGCGTTATAATAGGGCGCAGTGCAGTCGAAGCTGTGAACGTCGCCAAGCTCGAAAGCAATCGGCCCGCCGCCAACGACAAAGGTCAGCGTCAGCCCGGTGCTCGGCACGGTGTAGGTCATGCCGGCAGGGACGTTGATGGGCTCGCTGAAGGTGCGGCCGTCGTCAAGACTATAGCGAAAGACGCCGGTCCCCATCGTGATGCCGTCAGACGTTTCCACGACGAGGACTTGCACCTCATAGGAATCGTTGGAAGCGCCCGCGACCGTGATGGTGCCAGTTGATGCGCCAACGCGGACGGGCGTTACCGCTCCAGCGGCGCCAGCGGCGTTAACCGTCAGAGCCATCGCAAGGACCGGGCTGCCAGCGATGTCGAGCGAGCGGCATACCGCTTCAGTTAACGGACCCTGGCCAAGCGCCGTCACTGCTGCGCTCTTGGTCGAGAAACTTTGAAGGGTATCGACTGCGCCAAGCTCGCAACAGCCGAGCAGAAGCGGAGTCGTGGACGAAGGCTCAACGAGCCCTAGACCGGGGTCTAGGATGGTGATGGTCTGATTCGGAATGGGCATTGGTTAACCTTTGGATTTCAAATAGGGGCTGACTGCATCAGCATGAGGGTTAAGGGGTGAGCGCTCCACCGCTTCGAGCGCGGCGACATATGCGGACTTTGTGATTTGGATTGGCTCGTTTGCCTCGTGGGCATGTCGAGCCCAGCCGTGGAGCGCCGCGGCTGCGTTGTGCTGCCAGCATGGAAGCATCTTGCGCTCTGGCCTTCGGCCAAAGCTGAAGCGTTGCAGCTCATAGCACCAAAGCTCTGGAGCCTTGGCTTCTGTGGATTGCACCTTGGCCGGCTTCTTCGGCTTCTTCTTCGTTGTCGTCGTTGTCTCTTCTTCGTCAGTCATCAGCACACCGTTTCTTCGGAGCCCGTTGGCGGGTAGATGAATTTGCCAGCGTGAGTTTCCGCCGTGACTATCGCCAGCGGCTTCGCCACGTCAATAACGGGAATCCGCAGCAGGGCATCGAGCACAATCTTTTGCCCGCGTGCCGAGTAGTCTGCGCCGGTTTGGGTTTGAGTGTCCCACGTATGATTGCTGAACTCGATGGAGCCGAGCATCAGGCGAAGGCTAGCGGCTATCACGAGATGCATCATCTCCTCGGCCTGCTCAACGTCTTGGCCCCAGATGTGGATTTCACAATTCAGCTCGACGGTGCGAAACTGCCGCGCTCTATCGGTGCCCGCTCCCATCAGCCTGCCGCCGACGTTCTGCGTTGCCGTGATAGGTCCGCCCGTTGGAATCCAAACGATCCGCGGCCAGTCGGCGTTCTCTTTCTCCGCTAGCCTACCGGTCGAATAGTTGAACCCGGCAAGCGTAGCGTCCGCCTGAATCTCATCGACTATCTGATTGAATCGTGAAGCCATCAGCTGAGACGCTCCTCGAGAAGCTCATCGGCGACCATGACGTACTCCTTGAGCCACGACACTGGCAATTTTCTGTTAGGAAAAAACGGACGCGCTGGAATCTTCACCTTGCTAGCGAAAACCCACTGCTTGCCAATCTTGAACCGAAGAACCGATTTGCTCTTAGGCTTAATCGTTGCTCCGCTTTGGTGAGTGCTGGCGTATTTTACCGAAGCGTCTACTACGAACCTTGACGGCGAAAAGCTCTTAACCTTGACCGAGGTTTTTAGCGCGCCGGTATCGGATAGAATCTCGCCGCCCCTTGCCGTGGCCAGCCACTTCTTGCCATAGGGGTCTGACTCACTGTCGAATCCATCAGCGACAAGATCAACGGAAGCGCTGGCAAGGTCCTCGGAAAGCTCGGCGCCCATATCTGACCAAAGGCTTTCCAGCTTCTTGGATAGCCTTTCGACTTGCTTTGTGTCAACTATAAGTGCGGTCATTACCAGCCCCGCAAGGTGTCCGGCGTGCCGGTGCCGTTGAGAACATTAGCGCCAGCCGTGGCGACTCGCGGACGCCCCTCGTTGACGGTGCCGGTGGCGTCTGCCGTTTGAGATAGCGCAACGGTGCCAGATGCTAGCTGCTCGCACCAGCGGATTGTGTCCTCATAGCGAAGCCGAAAGTTGGCGTCGTATTCGTCCGGGTTATACCCGCGAAACTGGATGAGGTCGTAAGCGGTAATAACAACGCAAGCCCTGACCACTTCATCGGGATAGGGTTGCGCTAGCGGGAGCGTATGTTGCGCCCGCAGATAGGAGTCGATAAGCCCCGAAGCCTTTTCAAGATGGTCGTCTTGAGTAGCTACGGGAATGTTGACGAGGGCAGCCGCAGGCAAGCCTAAGACTGCGAGGTCTGCTGCTGTTGCATATTGAGCCATTGACTGCCCTCGTCCCCAGTTTAGTTACAGCGAGCCATTAGGAAGAACAGCCCGTATCCAACGGCCCCACGAGCGTCTACGCCCCAGAGGATTTGCTTGTCAAAGAAGATGTTATCCTCCGTTGGTCCCGTCTTCGCGACAAGCTCTGGAGCTTTGCGAAGCTGGAAGACAAGCGGCTTGATGGCCTTGCTCGTGTCGGCGAGATACCAGCGGGCCGGCTCGTTGGCCAATTCAGGGACAACCAAGAGTTTGGCCGAGCCCTGAAAGACGTTCGAGACCCCAGCGTTGACTCCGCCGGGGTCGGCGATGATGGTGCTATTGAGAATCTCGCGCGCCTGGCGTTCGAGTTGTGGCGGGACGATTAAGCAATCCGGCATGACGCCGAGCGGCAAGCCGTCCTCCCCGTTGTAACTCATCATCGCTTCTCTGACGTCGCCATAGTTGACGGGCGTCAGAGGAGTTGCGGCGAAGAGATTCGACTGGACGCCAGCGGGGTGAGCTACGTTGAAGAAGCTCAAGCCGTCGAAGCCGATGCCAGTCGTTGCGCCGAGCTGCAAAGCATCACGACACAATTCGTCTGGCCACTTGCGAGCCTGCCGCCCCATCTCAGACATGAGAGGAGCGTAGGTGCCCAAGTTGGCATCTTCGAAGTCATCACGGTCCACGGCGACCGTAAGCTCAAAGGGCAAGTTGGTCAGCGTATAACTTGACGCGCTGACGTTCTGAAGGATGCGCGGCCCAAGCCATTGTCGCATTCTCGGCAAGCGCTGCATCCAGCCATAGGTGTTCGTCCGGTTGGACGAAGGGACCACGGTGGCCAGTTGGTCGTGCCAAATAGGCGAGTCGCTGTAGGCGTCGCGGAAGCGGGTGCTGAAGCTCGTTTGAAGAGCTGCAATTGCTGCTGGTGTGATTAGCATTTTCTTATTCCTTATTCTTTACGGGTAGCTGATTGCAACCCAAACGCCATCAGCGTCTGTCTACTTCGTAAACTCGACCCGCGACACTTTGCGCGCCGCCGCCATTTGTTGCGGATACGGTCCCATCGTCAAAGATGAAACAGTCTTCCCCAACCTGAGTCGCGAGTACCATGTCACCACCCTCGTTGGCAAAGCGGAAGATACCGCTTTTCACTCGGACGTTGAGGTCGCCCGCGCCGCCGCCCGTGTTATCCACGAACTCGCCGCAACGGCCAGCCGCAACGAGCCCCGTGGCAGCCGTGCCGGGGGCAAAGTTGCCATTGGCATCGACGACCATTAAGGCGCCTTGATAGCAGACGGCCGCAGCCGCCACGCCATATTCTGAAATCATGGAAAAGCTGGATGCCTTTTCTGGCACGTCCGTGTCAATTGCTAGTGCGGTCATTTCGCCACCTCGATGCTCTCTCTTTTGCGCTCTGCCAAGAATGACTCACGAGTAGCCAGGCCGAGCTTGATGGCTTCTTCGTCCTCATCACTGAGAATGATTGCGCCGTCGCTTTGGGGTTGAATGGAGGAGACTGGAGCCACGGTGGGCGCGGCATCTCCGAATGCGGAAAGGGATTCCATCGACTGGCCACGAGCCCAATCATGGAGGCTCGGCGGCAGCTTGCCCGCTTCGCTCAATTTGCCGATGAGCTGGTCACGGTCTTGCGCTTGCTTCTCATCGGTCAGCGATTTGATTTGCTGGCTGAGCTCTGCGACCTTGGCCGGTAGCTCAGCGTTGAGCTTGATTGCCGCGGCTGCGGCGTCAAGGGTTTCTGTTCCAGTCACGGCGAGAACTTCGCGCGACCAACTGTTAAATTCCTTGGCAATATTAACCGCTTCGTTTTCAGTGGCGGCGCCAAGGACGGCTAGAATCTTCTCAGACACTTTTCGGACCTCGTTTGTAGTGGCCGCCGCGCGGGATTGCGTTGACGGAACATTCTCTAATTGATTGGCGACAAGCGGCTCAGCGTCCCTTGTT